ATTTTACAGCCTTCCGGAGCATGGATAACGATAGTCTTATCCTGCTTTATCTCTATCCATACCTCCGGCGCCTTTGTATGGATAGCGCCGACCATGATGGAGTCGGACTGCGAGAAAGAGCGATAGGAGCCTGCGGGCACCGGCTCCGATGTGCCCTGCTTAATGCCTGAAATATCCTGCTTGCAGCAGGTGAAAACGCCGATATCTCCCGGCACCGGCTCGATTATCAGAGCCGCTATGCCGGCCTGCGTCCTGCTGTACGGCAGCTTGGTCATGGAGGGCATGGGCAGGGATTTGCCTGACGCGTCAGCCTGCGCCGTCAGCTGAGTAGCCGAGACGGTGCCGGAACCGCTCCCGGAGCCCTTGCCGGAGCAACTGTCAATCCTTCCTATATATGCAGTCTGCAGCTCGTTCTGCAGCTTCTGCGACATGGCAAAATCAAGTGCGTTATACGCGCCGGTATCAGTGTACGGAGTATTTAAGCCGCGTTTTGTGTAATCATCAATCTGTGCCATTATGAGTACTTCCCGTTTTTGCCCGGATCTTTGTTGGGATAATAGCCGGTTATCTGACTTTCCCAGGAGCCGTCTCCCGGCATATTTGCCGATAGCTTGTGCGTCAGCTTGACTATTTTCCACGTGCCGGAGGCCTTTGGCACAACGGTATCGAGCTGTATCAATCCGCCGAAGCGGAAATCAGGATTGAAAATCGCCTTGCACTCAATGCCGTTTTGTGTGATTGCGGGGTACCCGAGCAGGCCTGTAGTGGCGCTGAGCACTACCGTATTGCCCTCGCGTCCGGCGCCTGACTGCATGAGCACTGCCGAGCCGTCATCAAGTATCAGTTCCGCGCCTATCTGCGAGGCGCACGCCTGAGCCTGCTGGATCGGACTGCCCTGGAACACGCAGTCGGAGATTTTAGCGCTTACGCCCTGATTTACAAACTTGAACCCTGCCTTTTCGCACTGCCCCTTGATAAAAGCCGATGCGTCCTGCGAGCCGTGTATGGCAGTAGGCCCCTGCGCTGTCATGCGCCCGAAGTAGCCCACTGCCGCTTCAATTTTGAATTTAACATCAGGAGACGCGTTAAAGTCGGCGCCCGCCTTTGTAATAGTGCCGGAAAATACCTCACTGACGCCGCCCCAGTCTCCGGCGTAAATTGTGATTTGGTTGTTTTTAACGTATAAAGGATCAAAAGCGAGAGTGGTAAGCTGCTCCATGTCCGAGAGCGGCAGGCCGGTAATCTCCGCGGACGCTTTCCCGCCTTCCGGCAGGGCTAATTTTTGGATCTGGCAGGTCATTGCCAAATCGGTTATCTCTTTCGTGTTGGAGCCGTCTTCAAACTCGCCTTTGTACAGCTGTATGACGATTTTCAGGCGGCGCTCAAAGAATGAAGTGTTAAGGTCATCAGCCATTCTGAGCCTCCCAAAGCGCCCTCATCTCCATGAGTTCGTCAGCCGGGAACCAGTATAATTTATACCTCGTGCCCCATTCCGAAAAAGCCGGAGACTCCTGGGAGCCTGCGGTGGCCGCGGCGTCATCTATAACATAAAACTGCCCGGAAAAGCCCCTGACCGTTTCAGGAATTATCGGCGTTGTCGGCTGGCAGAGAGCGCCTTTCAGGATCTTTGTGCGCCTGACGGTCAGATCCATATACATAAATCCCGCGCGCTCAAAGACTCTTATGGTGCACGCCTGTCCGCCAAGGTCAATCTGCAGCTCCTGGTCAGGATAGGGCGTCAGAGGTATTTCAATCATAGATATCACCCGAAAATCATATTAGCATAGGACTGAGGCCCGTTTTCTTTCCTGTCTGACGCCTTTGTCTCCTGAGCCTGCTGCCTGCCGCGCGGCTGTGTCTTCGGCACCTTTGTATTGGTATACTGGCTTTCAACCTGTCTGACTTCCTCAAACCCTATATCGCAGTAGATGATGTCAAGCCCGTCCTCGACCTTGCGTGAGTACTGAAATTTAACGATATTAAAATCTGAGTAGACATTGTCAGGCGTGATGATGGTTATCAGGTCAGTGCCCTCGGATATGACCTCGAGCCTTGTCAGGGCGCTCATAATCTCGTCATGCGTGCCCTTGATAGCCACCTGCAGGCCGATAGTAACCGGGCTTGTAGTCTTATTGTATGAGACAAAGGAGCCGTTTTCCACCGGAGACTGCGTGATCTTGTACTCCCCGGTGATATCCATGTTCATAAAATTTGTGAAGTCTATCGCATCTGAAAGATCCTCGGACAGGCAGATTGACCAGCCGGACTCCTCCGGCGCGAAAAAGCCATCGTACGAGGCCATGTTGGTCTGGTACTGACCTATAGCGCCGCCGATTTCTGATAGCATGGCTTCTCCTCCTTATCCCATTACAGGCGATGCGGCGCCCTGGGCAAAGACGCCCGTAACGCCGTCTTTAATCTGCCCTACGGTCTTTGTGTCCGCGTTGCCGTTGACAGTAATATTGACCTCCTGCCGCCGGTTGTCGTTGTTGATGGTAGATTTCTGAGTCGTATTGCGCACGTTGGATACAGCGCCAGAGTTTACAGGCGCCGCTTTCACCCCGGCGGCCTTCTGCATTCCGACGCTGAATGCGGTCATCTGCTCCTGCAGAGCCTTAACTTTATCGGCAGTCTTGAGCGTGCCTTTGGTCACATTGCGCTCGCCCGGTCTGCGTGCGGGATGCTGCATCAGGTAATCATCCGTATCGTAGGAGCCGGTCTTTGACCTCCTCATCTCGATGATAGCCGCCTTCTGGCGCTCAAACTCCGGATCCGTCGGGGTGTGTTCTGCCAGTTCCTCACGCTCTTCACGCTTGCTGTCCGTAATGCCGAGTGCGTCAGTTACCGATGATATGCCGCTCTTGATTTTGCCGAGCGCTCTGTCAAAAATTCCGGTGATCTTGTCCCAAAGGCTTGAGAACCACCCCGTCAGCCCGGAGAAAGCGTTCTCGATATCATCTACAAGAGCAGAGGCGCCGTCCTTCATGCCCTGCCATACGCCATTGACGGTGTTAAGCGCCGAGGTAAACGCGCCGCCTATAGCGTCTCCGGCGGCGGCCATCTTTTCAGACGCGGCATCATGGAACGCGGACAGGATATTGCCCATCAGCCCGAAAGCGTGAGACACACGGTTTACAAGTCCGTCCCACACCTCCCCCGCGTCATTTACAAGCGCGTGCGCGCCATCGTCAATAGACTGAAAAAGATCCGCTGTCCAATCTACTGCCTTCTGCCACGCGTTTGTTAGAGTCTCAAGGAGTGCTTCTATTCCCTCGCAGACGCCATCCCAGTTTTTATAGAGCATCCAGCCTGCGGCTATCAGCAGGCCGATAGCGAGGACAATAGGATTTGCCAGGATTGAGAGCGACAGGGCGTTCCACGCTTTCTGCACTATCATCAGGACAGACGCGACGGCGCGCATGGCGACAAACGCCGCCGTAACCTTGCCTATCGTCTTAAGCAGGTCAACGCCGGAGGTTTTGAGCCAGTTGATGGCCTTTGTCAGTGTCTCAGTGTCCCCTTTTGTGAACCCGAGCCACTTCCAGAAGGCGTCAAACTCACTCCGGCCGCCTTTCAGGTAGACAACAAGATCATCTATCGCGAGGGCGAGCGCGAGCACAAGGCCTGCAACCCACACAAGGGGATTTTTCAGGAGTGCCGCTGTAAACTTGACCACCGCCGGGATAAGCGCCAGCGTGATGGTAGACGCAAGGATCGTCAAAAACCTGATGATGTTGTTTGAGTTATGGCTTATCCAGTCGGTAAACCGATTTAGCTTGTCTAGCAGGTCTTTGACAAAGGGCATCAGCGTGCGCATAAGCTTCGCGCTGAAATCCGACATGGCTATCTGAAACTTTACAAACGCCTCGCGCCCGCGTTTGTAAAGTTCGATATCCTCTTTTGCAACTCTCTGCAGCTGAGCCTTTTTCAGCCGCTCCTCTTCAAGCTTCTTGTTGTACGCCCCGGTCTGCTCGGCGACCTGAGCCACATCGGAGATGTACCCCTGGATGACCTTGCCGACGGAAAAGGCCGCAAGAAGCGGCCCTGCTACCTGCATGGCAATACTGCGCACAACGCCGGCGGCCTTGTGCTTTAACCCATTGAGTTTTGCATCTGTCCTGTCAACGCTGTTATTGACACGATCCAGCCCCTGCTCGGCACCTCTCGGATCAATGCCCAGCGCGATTAAAAGCTTGTCAACAAATACTGCCATGCTGTGCTTCCCTCTCTGCGGCCTTGTTGATTGCCCATTGGTTATAGCTGTCTACCCGGATGCATTCGAGCATCAGGAATACATCCTCATAGTCATAAACCGTTTGCAATTCCGCCAAAGTCGCGTAATGGTTGATTATCAACGGGCTTATGAGCGGGGATATATTTTCGGTTTCTGCGGCTCTGAACCCTCGCGGGGCTGGCGGGCTGTAGAGTTCGAGGCCGCGCCAGGTACGAAAAAATCCAGGTGCAGCTTCACTATCTCCTTCTGCAGGTTAAACAGCGTGCGCACATCCTCGATTTTCGCGTCAATTACATCAGGCGTAAGTGCGAAGTAAGCGTTGCCCACTTTCTGCTCAACGCAGGTGTAGAGTTCATCGATAAGCGGCTGGATGACCTCGTCATAGTCCTTTGTGACAGCTCCGAGTTTGCTGAGGCCGCCCTTAAGCAGAAAGTCCGCTATAGCCTTCTGCGCGTCAACGCCGTCTGCTACATCGGCGCTAAAAACGCCGGTAGCGCTGAGCGCCCCGGCAAGTTTTATGATCCAGCGCTCAACCTTTGTTGCAGGCATTTCCCTGATGCGGAAAGTCAGGTCATTGCCGCGGTCATTGAGCGTTACGGTGATTTCTTTTCTCATGCGTTAAACTCCAGCGTTGAATCCTGCAGTGTAGTAATCCTGAAAAACAAACTTCCATGAAGTCGGATCAAGCGTCTTTTTGGGTGCTGTTACGGGGTTGCCGTTGGTCAGCACGCCGTTTCTCCAGAAATGCACCTGCTTAATGCTCGGGATGGTAAGCGTTACGGAGCACTTATAAGTCGTCTTATTGGTCTTCATGGCCATCAGCAGAGACTGCATGACGGTCAGGGAAGGAGAAGACGCCTCAAGAGTGATAGTAAGACTAAACGGATTAGGTACGTAGCCTGCGGCAAGGCCGCCGTCTACGCCCATGCGCGCCTGAGCGATTTCCATGTCGTCAGAGGAGAGCATCTGATCCGTCGCAAAGTTGGTCAGCTGCACGCCTACGGGATAAAGCTGCTCAACTCCGAGCACGAGCACGGAGTTTGCGGAAGTGATGTTGCCTA